ACTTGAGCGACTGCGGAACCCGCTGGCCACTTCCATCTGCTTGCCTTGCGGGTCTTGCACCGGGTGAATGTAGGCCCAGCCGTGAGGGGCATGTTCAGGTCTGCGAACCTGCTCATACTCGTCCTCGCTGATCTTCCCGACAACCCGCGCAGCGTCGGCAAACCACTCGATCACCGGCTGGCACATCATCGGGATGATGATCTGCCATTGCCGCTGCTCGGCATAGCGCCGGAACTCCAGAATGACAACCCGCAGCGTCCGGTCAGACACGTTTGCGATGTCACCGCTGAACACCTCGTATGGCAGGCCAGCAGCCGCTGCTGTGCCCATGTTGGCGGTTCGCATGTAGTCGCTGTATGTGGTCGCCACCTCGGGAGGATTCGCAAACTTCACGTCCTCACCAGGGTCAAGCTCCTGCGTCAAGCCCGGCTGCATGCCCGCCAGTGCTTCGCCGCCGCTGGTCTGAATCGGCAGATTCGTCAACGGGTCGATGTCCATTTCTGAGTCCAACCCCGGCAAGCTGCGCGTGATAAACGCCACGAACAAATTGGCCAGCTTTTGCCGCTCAAGCACTGCGTCGTCGTAATCGTTGATGTTGCGCAAGCGTGCCAGAACCGGTGCCATTGCAGGGACACCCCGCAGTTGACCAGGGCGCTTGGGCTCAAAGATGTGGCGCATTTCAGCCGCTGGGATTCGTACCAGCATTTCGCCGGTCACCACCGCTTCACCGTCACCGGGGTGCGACTTGTGGACCCAATACGCGATGCGTTGACGGTCTTTGTTCAACTCGATGCCCGACCTGATGATGTTGCCAGCGGGCATACCCGGCCATGTGTCGGCGTCAAGCATAGGCACGAAGTCGGACTCGATCAGCTGCACCTGAAGGGGCACAGGCAGGCCGCTGTTGGTGCGCCGGTAGCGACGACGCAGGAACACCTCACCGCTCTCAAACCATGCGCGTACAGCCAGCGTCTGCAAGCCGTAGTAATTGAGCACACCGTCTGCATCTGCAACGGCTACGAAGTCATCGAACAGGTCAGTGATAGCCTGCTTGCGAGCCTGATTTTTGATCCGTTTGAACCGTGGGCGAATGCCAATACCGATGAGGTTTGTCGCCCATTTCTGGGTCGTTGACTCGCCCGACCAGTCATTGCGCGAGGCGTCCCGCGAGCGGTTGCGAATGTTCTGCAACCCAACGATGGCCTTGTTCGGCCCGCTTGACGATGGGGTCCAGCCGCGCATGCGCCTGCCGTACCCAGCCGCATCGTACAGAGCCTTGACCGACTCCAGCCGCGCTCGGTTGAGCGGCGTTTTACGCTTTGCCATCAGTGATACCCCCGACCAGCGTAGTAGAGTCCAACCCGCTTCAGCTTGCGCACGCTGGTGCTCGCTGCTGCCGCCTTGTTCAGTTGTGTCTGCAAGTCGTTGCGAGCGGCGATGAGGTCGGAAATTGACCTGTATGTAATGCTCTGACCATCGAGAATGACAGCCTTCTCGCCCGTGGCGATGGCCGCATTCAGATTGTCAATATCGGTTTGAGTAACGGCCATTTGAGCAGCATCCTTTCGCCTGATGTTGCCGCCTTGATGACCTCAAAGCTAACGGTAAAGTTTCGTCAACTGATGTACGACGATCTTGCCATCCTGCGCACTTTCCGTCGCAGGGCTATCGGAGCTACTACCGGTGACGGGACAGGAGCAACAAGCTCGTTGTCTTTCATATCCCGTCGATCATCGCGGCTCATCAACTCACTGTTACTCGGTAGAGGTGAGGCCCATGCTGGCGCGTTGCTCCAGTTTTTGATTTTGTCAACACCCAATCGCAAACATGCTGCGCGGTTGTAAACACACAAGTCGAACGACTCATTACGCTTGCGTATCTGCTGCCAAGTACCGTCTTTTGTGCGTACTTCAGCCCCAAGTTCGTCAAAGAAACTCTGAGGCAACCAGCCGCTTGGGTTTTCGATACTCTTTGGTGGTGGAAAGTGGTAGTAACCCGGCCCGTGTGCTTGGCGCTGAATACCTGCATACACAGCATCTTTCAGCAAGTTGGTGTTTAACAGGTACACCGGAATATCACCTTTTTCACGCCCACTGCGGTTACCGACCCACGTTTCCTTGATGATTGGGGCATTCTTGGTGGACGCACCTTTCACCAACATAACTCGCTTATGTAGGCCCTCTCTACGCAGTCGTCTAAACCACTCGTAGGCTTTATCAGTAACGCCATCCTCACCACCGCTGTCAACGGCAACCATTTTTATGCGAATTTCAACCTCGTCCAGAGGTGTGCGATATGTCGATCTGACAACCTTTTCCGTGAGTATGTCCCAATCCTCGGCATAGCTGGCAGGGTCTATGGGAGCAAACTCTGACCCCATGCCCTCGCGCCGTGACAACTTGATTTCATATCGGTCAACAAGCCAGTTCTCAAAGTTGGTGCCGTGAGCGTGAACCTGCACCACAAAGCGAGCCCCACTACCACCCTGAACGTCAACAGCAGCGGTAAGGAACCGTGTTTCAAGAGGTACAACATATCGTTCATTCTTATCCTTTGCTCTTTCTGACGGACTCGATGCACCGCGTGCAGCCTCTTGCAGCAGCATTGACAGGTACGGCATACCCTGATCGGTATTTACTGTAGTTTTAAGAGTTAGCTCTGATCCAGTAAGCGAATACTCACGCAGCCCCTGCATATATCGCATTACCAGCGATTTCCAAGGCTGGTATGCCGCCGCGACACCACCAAGCCAGTAGCCAGCGATATTCGATGTCATTGCTTCACCGACAATATCGTCATCTATTGTCAGAGACTGCCCATCAGGAACCCACCTACCTGTCATATTCAAGTGGTGCTTGTGCTTTTTATCCATAATAGTGCCGCAATGAGGGCATACTACGTGTGCATAGCGACTAGATAGTTCATCGATATTGGCTTCCCGCACCATTTCCAGCAACTGCTCGTCCGGTGGAAGATTGAATAACTTAACGCCTGGAGCAGCCTCGTACCATTCACGGCAGTCGGGGCACTTCCAGTACCAGCGACGGCGATCAGAACGGTTGTAGATACTCATTATTCCCTCAGCTGGAGGGGCTTCGTGCAGAGTTATTGGCGACCAGTTCGGGTCGTTCAAGTCGTAGCCTGGACTAGATTCGACCAAACACATGCCGCGACTCAGGAACGTAGTTGTACGCTTTAACCCAAGCGCGAACGCACTACCTTCACCGTCAATATCTGTCGGCATCCGGTCATAGTCGGTCAGTGCAACATACCTATAGTCAGACGATGACAACTGAGATACTGTTGGCCAGCCAATGCGCAACCACATACCATGCTTGAACATTTTGTCGTGAGTATTGTCATCCTGCCCCGAAGCCGACTTTAGCTTGGTAAGTTTTGGCGAATGTCGCAACATTCGGTCTATACGAGTTTTGCTATATTCGCGTGCTTTATCCTGCGTCATTTGCACGATTAGCATGTCTCCGGGGTCGTTCGTGATGACGTGAGCGGCCCAACCTTCCAACAGACCCATCGTTTTACCTGTACGCGCTGGACCTACAAAGCAAACTGCTTCATGCTTTCTACTAGCCTGCATGTCCATAGGCTCAACCATATAGGGTGTCTCAGTCCAATCCCACGGACCTACATACCCACCCGGCTGCTTAATAAACAGTGCATCTGATGCACCTTGAGACACAGTAACGCGACGTGGTGGACGCAATGCATGATATGCACTGCAAACATCTTCAACTGCGTTTGCGTAGTGTTCGTCGCTACTAAGCATTTGTCATCATTTCAAACTCTGAGGCAAGGTCGTTTAGCGCAGCATCAATCTGATCACCGACCTCCTGCGCAACTTCAGGTGAAACACCCAACCGGCGCTCCAAGTTGTCTGGAACCGACCTCAACGTCTGCGCCAGGGACGCGAGCGCGGTTGCCGCCGCCTGCCGGTACGCGGCCCGCGACCCGTATTCGCGGGTCTTGATCAGCACCTCAATCTCGTTTAGCTCGGCCTTTGCAGCTTCATTCCGCGCTCTTGCAGCGTCGTAGTCCTGCATTTCTTGCGGCTTGACGTAGCCTGCGGGCTTCTGGCCAGCGCCGGGGCGAAAGCCACCCGTACGGCTTGGTCTGGGCTCAAGGTA